GAAAAAGTTTGGAAACTGGATAACCGTGCGATAAGCACTAACATGTTTAGTGTCAACTATCAGTTATTCTTGAATGAGATTTATTACTTTAGTAGTACTGAGGTATTAAATTACACAATGACTAAGAGATATTTGGAAGATCTAGATTTCATATTGCATCCAGATAAACAGATAAGATATAATAGACGAATGAATAGATTGTATATTGATACTGATAAGAATAGTATAAAGGTTGATGATTTTATTATTATTCAATGTTGGAGAGCATTAGATCCTTCTGCTGCAGGTAACAGGATATATGGTGATATATGGGTAAGGAGATATTTTGTTGCATTATTGAAAAAGCAGTGGGGACAAAATCTTATGAAGTATCAGGGGGTAAAATTACCAGGTGGAGTTGAACTTAATGGTAGGCAAATATATGAAGATGGTGTAGCAGAACTAGAAAAAATAGAAGAACGTATGGCATACGAGGTCGAACTTCCACCACTTGACTTGATTGGGTAATGTTAAATCCTTTTTTCGTACACGGTAATAAGGGCGAGCAAAATCTCGTTCAGTCTTTAGTAGACGAACATATACAAATGCATGGCATAGAGTTTACCTATATGCCTAGACATTATGTTAATAAAAAAACTGTACTCAGGGAAGTAACTTCATCCGATTTTACAAAAACTTTTCCCATTGAAGGGTATATTGAAAATTATGAAGGATTTGGTGATAACCATAATTTATTGACAAAGTTTGGAGTAAGGTCAACAGCAGAAATGAGTATTGTCATTTCTAAGGCAAGATTTCAGGAGTATATTGTACCGTTACTTCAGGATCAAGGTGGAGTAGGATTATCCAAAGATCCTGTAAGACCTTTAGAAGGAGATCTTATATATTTTCCTTTAGCTGATATTTTATTTGAAGTAAAGTATGTTGAGCATGAAGCAAACTTTTATCAGTTAGAAGAAAACTATTCATACACATTGAAATGTGAAGTATTTGAATATGAGGATGAGAAAATTGATACTGGTATCAAGGAAATTGATGATGATTTTGCAACCATTGGATACAATGCAACTCTAACACTTGTCGGTGTTGGAACTACTGCAACAGCAGAAACGTCATTGGTGAATGGTGGTATTCATCAAATAAAGATATTCAACGAGGGTACAGGATACACAGGAGATCCTACAATTCTCATATCTAAACCTAATGGCACTGGTAGAAGAGCAACAGCAGTTGCTATTACTACTGATAATCCGCAAGGATCTAGATCCTTACACGAAATTAGGATTACTGATCCAGGTTTTGGTTATACATCACTACCAAGTGTAACTGTCTCACCTACTGATGGTAACGGTGGAGGTGTTTCTATTGGTGTTGGTATTGCTACAACAGGTGCTGTTGGTATTGTTACTATCACTAGTGGTGGTACAGATTACAATATACAACCAACTATTACATTCTCTGCAGCACCTTCAGGTGGTGTAACTGCAATAGGTACTGCAATCATATCTAATCGTAGTCTAACTGCAATTCAGGTTACTAATGCTGGATACGGTTATACTTTATCACCATCTATAACTGTTGGTGCTGCAGGAACTATTGGTATAGGAACGTTCCATTATGGCGATACGATTAAGGGAACAGATACAGAAACTACTGCATATGCTACTTCTTGGGATGTTAGTACTGGAAAACTTACCGCTAAGAATCTTACTGGTAAATTTGCTATCAATGAAGTTCTTACTACTGTTGGTGCTGCTATCACTGCTTCATACCGCATAAATAGTGTGAACTACGATGATGACGACGCTTTTGAAGATAACCAAGAAATCCAGATTGAATCAGATGGAATTCTTGACTTCACAGAGCAAAACCCATTCGGTGAAGCATAATGTTTGGAAAATATTTCTATAATGAAACTATACGAAAGACGGTAATCGCCTTTGGTACTTTATTTAATGATATAACAGTAAAGCATAAGAATGATTCTACTGATGCTGTTATCAGTACTATAAAGGTTCCTATAGCATATGGACCTATACAGAAGTTTCTTGCTCGTGTAGAACAACAGTCAAACTTCAATCGTCAAGCAGCAATAACTTTACCTAGATTATCATTTGAAATAATAAATTATCAATATGATCCTTCAAGGAAGATAGCACCTGTAACTAAATTTTGTTTAGTACCTAATAGTAGTAAGAATAAAACTAAAAAGGTATTCATGCCTGTCCCATATAATATTGGGTTTAGGTTAAGTTTTGCTACAAAGTTGCAAGATGACGCTTTGCAGATCTTAGAGCAAATATTACCATTTTTTCAACCATCATATAATGTTACTCTTAATATGATAGAGGGTCATAATGAAACTAAGGATGTTCCATTTACACTAAATGACATAAACTTCCAAGATGAGTATGAAGGTGATTTTAGTGAAAGAAGAGCGATCATATATGATCTAGAATTTACAGCAAAAACATACTTCTATAATGAAGTTCCTACAGACGAAACTGGTGGAATTATCAAGCGTGTACAAATCGATTACTCTTCTGCTATTAGGGCACCAAGAGAAGTTAGATACGTTGTCACACCTACTGCCACAAAAGATTACAACACAGATGCTACTGTTCAACTAAGTGCCCTTTTTGAAAAGGGTAAGACTTTATTGAAGGTTACTAGTGGGGTAAACTTAGTGGTTGGTCAATACATTCAAATCAACCAAGAAGTAATGAGAGTTGAAGAGAAAGACAATACTGATATTATTGTTGCTCGTGCTCAGTATAGGACTGCTGAACAGAAACATAGTAGTGGTGACAATGTAAACCTTATAAATGCTTCTGATCATGCACTTATAGAAGTGGGTGATGATTTTGGATTTGATAGTGATATTGAATTCTTCCAAGATTCTAAATTCTTTAGCCCTAGTCAGGGGAGTGATCAGTAATGGAAAAGTATGATGAGTTGGAAAAGGCAATGAACGTAAAGACTGAAATAGTCAAAGAGTCTGGTTGTACAACTCGTTCTTCTCATGCTAAAAAAATAAAATCTGGGGATGATCCTCAGAAAGATTATGAGTATTCTCGTGGACAACTATACAATCTTGTCGAGAAAGGTCAAGAAGCGATCAACGGTATTTTAGATGTAGCACAAGATAGTCAGCATCCAAGAGCATATGAAGTTGCTGGTCAACTTATAAAATCTGTTGGTGATGTAACTGATAAGTTATTAGATTTGCAAAAGAAAATGAGTGATTTGGATAAACCAACTGGAGTAACTAAGACAGTAAATAATGCCTTGTTTGTAGGTAGTACTTCTGATCTTCAGAAACTTATAAAGAAAGGTGTTCTAAATAATAAAGACTAAGACAAACTATTAGGTAAATGCCGAAGCGTTTAGGACAAATCGATACTAAGGATATTAACTACTATTCTGGTCAGGATAGGGATCCTAATACTGGTTTACCCAAAGGTCTGAAGTCACGTTCTTCTGTTAGAAAAGATACTGGTGTCATGGATGAGTCACTGCTAGGAAAAATAAGACAGACTCTTACTGGGGCAAGTTCTGAAATTAATGAATCAGTATCAGAAGATATCGTTCAACACGATAAGTTAGTAAAATCAATTAGAAACTCGGAGGCAAGTAAGTTGACTCAAGCAAAATTATTAAAGACTGCTGCTAAAGTTCGAGGATTGAAAAGTGAAGATATAGTTAATGAAAGATTGGGTGGTAAAGGTTACTCTAAGAAAGCCACTGGAGGTGGTGGTGACTGGGAAGACTCTGATAGAGGTGAAGGTAATAAGGCAACCAGAAGATCAGGTGGAACTGTAAAGGTAAAGAGTCCTACTTATCTTGCTTATATTAAGAATAAAAAGAAGAAAGTTAAAGAATCCTATGCTACTGCTAGGAAACCATCTGAATTGAAGAAGCAAGCAAAATTAGAAGCACTTTTACAACGTATAGAAGATCGTAAGAAAAAGCAGAAGTCTGTCAAAGAAAGTAAATCGTACAAAGACTTTATGGCTGATGTAAAAGCATCTAAAGATAGAAAAAAAGCTGTTCGAGATAGAAGAAAAGAAAGGGATGCAGCATTTGTAGATAGAGTAAAAAGTGGTATCAAGTTCTATGATAAAAAGGGATCTGGTAGAATTGTAAAGGGTAAAAAGGTTTATACTTCTGCATCCGAAGGAGTTGTTCAGGTAGCAAAGGCTGCTATGAATGTTGCTAAAAAAGTATTAGCAACTCAAGGTGGTGGTAAATTGGCTAAGAATACTAAGACAGGTTCTCAAACAGTTTCACCAAAGAAAAAGGAAGATAAGAAGGAACAACCAAATCCAGGAATAACTTCCACTACTAATGCTAAAAAGAAATCAGGTGTAGTAGGTATTGCAACCCATGTTGATGGTAAGAAAATTGCCAAGGGTGCAAAAACTGCAGTAAAAGGATACACTGCAATGTTTGATGCTCCTAGTTCAGAAGGCGAAGTTTAGTAACTATTTTTTATTATGCCAACTGCAAATGATATTTACTTAGGTAATCCCAACCTAAAGAAAGCTAATACTGAAATTGAATTTACTCAAGAAAATATTGAAGAGTTTCTTAAGTGTAAACAGGATCCAGTATATTTTGCATTAAATTATATTCAAATTGTATCTTTGGACCATGGTCTAGTTCCTTTCAAGATGTATCCATTTCAGGAGAAACTTGTAAAGAATTTCCATGCTCATAGATTCAATATTTGTAAGATGCCTCGTCAAACAGGTAAATCTACAACTGTTGTATCATACTTATTACACTATGCAATTTTCAATGATAATGTCAACATTGCTATTTTGGCGAACAAAGCGTCCACGGCTCGAGATCTACTTGGTAGATTGCAACTCGCTTATGAAAATTTACCTAAGTGGATGCAGCAGGGTATAATAGCATGGAACAAAGGATCAATGGAGTTGGAGAATGGAAGTAAAATTATCGCAGCAAGCACGTCTGCATCTGCTGTTAGAGGCGGCTCCTATAATATCATCTTTCTTGACGAGTTCGCCTTCATCCCGAATCATATTGCTGAAGAATTCTTTGCCTCTGTTTATCCTACTATTAGTTCTGGTCAATCAACAAAAGTCATAATGGTTTCAACCCCTCATGGGATGAATCATTTTTATAGATATTGGCATGATGCTGAAAGAGGTAAGAATCAATATATTCCAACTGAAGTTCATTGGTCTGAAGTACCAGGTAGGGATGCTGTATGGAAAGAACAAACAATTGCTAACACTTCAGAACAACAGTTCAAAGTTGAGTTTGAATGTGAGTTCTTAGGATCTGTTGATACTCTAATAGCACCGTCTAAATTGAAAGCGATGGTCTATGAGGATCCAATAAAAAACAATGGACATTTGAATGTATATAAAGCACCAGAAAAGGGAAGAGATTATATCGTTACTGTAGACGTTGCAAGGGGTGTATCAAAGGATTATAGTGCCTTTGTGGTTTTTGATATTACAACTTTCCCATATGCAATTGTGGCAAGATATAAAGATAATGAAATCAAACCTATGTTATTTCCTTCGGTTATACATGATGTTGCACAAGCATATAATGATGCGTATGTATTGGTGGAAGTAAATGATATTGGAGATCAAGTAGCAGCTATTTTATTTTATGATCTTGAGTATGAGAACTTACTCATGGTTGCAATGAGAGGTCGTGCTGGTCAGATAGTAGGATCAGGATTCTCTGGTGTCAAAACTCAGTTGGGTGTCAAGATGAGTACGACTGTAAAGAAATTGGGTTGTTCTAACCTGAAGACTTTAATAGAAGAGGATAAACTTACAATTAGTGATTATGATATTATTTCAGAACTGACTACTTTTATCCAAAAGAGACAGTCATTTGAAGCAGAGGAAGGTTGTAATGATGACCTAGCGATGTGTCTGGTTATATTTGCATGGTTGGTAGCACAAGATTACTTCAAAGAGATGACTGACCAAGATGTCAGAAAACGCATCTACGAAGAACAAAAGAATGCTATTGAACAGGATATGGCACCATTTGGATTTGTATGTGATGGATTTGATGAAGAAGCTGAGATAGTCGATCAAAATGGTGACGTTTGGAAAACTGATGAGTATGGTGATAAAGGTGGTGGTATGGATATGGATTATATGTGGAATTATAATTGAGTGGATTTTGAAAAAACCTTTGATTTAGATCATCTTATATTTACCGAAAGGAAATGTAGAACATGTGGTATTACAAAAGAATTACTTTCTGATTTTTATAGAACAAGAAGAAATAGAACTACACCATCAGCATATTCATACGAATGTAAAGACTGTACAAAAATTAGAATAAAGAATAAAAAGAGAAAACAATATCCAGAAATATATCCTGATTGGTAGGGTTCATGCAGGGTTTCCCCACTGTAAGCGGGTTTTTTTCTAAATATTAGTAGTCAAAAAAAGTACGGTATCACGGGAGTTAGGATGGCACTACGATTATCATCTCCGGGTATTAGTGTAAGGGAAGTAGACCTTACTAGAGGTGGCGTTAATGCAAGCATTAATGTTGTTGCTGGTATTGCTGGACCTTTTCAAAAAGGCCCTGTCAACGAAGTTGTCAGGATCAATAATGAAAAGGAACTCATCGATATATTCGGTGGTCCTGGTCCTAGTCTAACGGACTATCACTATGAAACTTGGTATGCTGCATCGAATTTCCTTTCATATGGTGGACAACTAGATGTTGTT